TTCAAAGCTGGCCTCAAATTCTTGACGGAATGTTCGATTGTCTAGTTGAGCACGCGCTGCCTCAACCTCACGCTTACTAACGTTGCCGCCTTCAATCGTCGTATAACACCATCGCTGCCAATCTCCTGTCTCATCCTCTGGTACATAACACCACAAGTCATAAAACCAACTGGCCGTTCCATCTGGTGTAGAAATAAATAACGCCCAGCCCTCTTTATCCGCTAAAGCAGGACGGATAACCTCAAACCATACCTCCGCATCCATAAATGCTGCTTCGTCCAACACCACTCCAGATAAACTGCGGCCTCTTAATGCCATAGCGTTCTCTGTACCCTTTAATTCGATCGTTGATCCGTTAATAAGCTCGATTCGTAAGTCCGTTTCGTTCTTACTCCTGATCCATACCTTCGGTACCAGCTTCTTTAATGCTCGCCACGCTATGTCTTTTGCCATTCGATACGTCGGAGCACAATAAAAAAATGTCTCCCCTGGCTTCTCAATCGCTCCACGCACCAATTCAACGCAAGATAAATACGACTTGCCAAATCGACGCCCTGCTACCAATACGCGGAAGCGATTTTCACTTGAATAAACTTGGCCCTGCGCCCATCTCAGGTTGATAGGCTCTGTTTTAATGCTCATGCCTATTACATTACACAGAATCTCGACTCCTACCCCCCGTATCCGTTCACAACGCTCCACAGCAAGTTATCATTCGAGTAATCAAGGTTGAATTTGATGCAGCCAGAGCAAACAGAATCCAAAGTAGGTCGCGTTCGACGCCTCTATAAGCGTCAATTAGATGGCTTGTCCTCTACAGCGCTTGTTTATGACCATTCTGAAAAAGAACAGGTCTCTATTCAAACCGCTTGGCGCGATTGGGCTGAAGTTAAAAAAATCGTTGATGAAGACTGGCAAGCTGACCGCGAAAATATGCTTGCACGTCTTCAGCACATGCGTACCAAACTCTTTCATCAAGCTCTTAAGAAGGGGCAACTTCAAACCGCGAGCCAAGTTCTTGACTCCATTGGCAAGGTTATTGGTGAGTCCGTTGAAACTGTCAATATCCAAGCGCCTGAACTTAAAATCTCTATCGAAAATAAAGACGACTAGCTCTGACGCTCCAGCAAACTCAACCCCTGCCCCCACTAAGGGGGCTTTTTTAGTACACGATTACTGTTCAGCGGATATATGTGCAGGTTACGAGGGGGTTGTGCCCGATGATACAAATTGCTACCCCTCCCCCGTGTAACAAATGACGTGTAATATTGTAGCAAGCTTGCTTGTCTTGTAGCACTCGATAGCTTACAATTAAGATAGCAAAAAGGCAAAGAGAACTTAACATTCTCCACCACTTGCTGCGTATCACTCAATTTGTGATACAATACAGAGTGAGCATAGCTCGCACCTTGACAATTGCATAAAGTCTGAGAGCGATTCTCAGGGTTCAGTGGCTAGCACTGGTTCAACCATGCAATGCCGACAACTGTTCCTGGAGATTAAGCGCCTACAAGCGCCGCTCTTAGCAAACCCAAAACGGCTAACCCTACAAAAGGAACCAATGGAGACCAAGCACGTAACCAAACACGAGGTACGCAGGGGAACGATTCAGCTATGGAGCAGCTCAATCCGTGTCACGGATGAGAGCGGCGACGTGGTTGAGATTGACTTTCCTTACAGTGCTTTTCGTGATGCTCTAAAGGATTTAGTTGTGAGCTCACTCAGTCAATCCACACAGGAAGAACTGATTGAGCTGATGACTAATGACATTAGACAGCGTGAAGAGCGTCAGGCTAAGCGTGACGCTGAAATCGCTGCTGAAACTATGTCATGAAAACATTTGTATCAGTACTGGCTAGCTACGTGCTAGCCGGTGCTTTTTGTGTTGTTGCCGTCAATAGCGCAACGTTCCAGAGCCATAGTGGGACTCAGGCCTACAGCCAGGTGATCCGATGATTGAAGTAGAAACCATTGAAAATGGTGGCTATATCATCAGAGGCGAAAGTGTCAATCACTATCGCCTTTTGATGTTGCGATCAGCGTTAAAGATGGAGATTAAAGGTCTCCGCATATCTTCTCACCGTCCCACAGCTTACACTGTGATTAAAAATGAGTTTAACTTAAAGGGATCCAAGCTTAAAGTTTTGAGAGCCTATGAGTTAATCTTGATCAATGATTACGGTTTAACCCTTACAAACCCCAGTTAACTCTGGGGTATTTTTTTTACCATGCACGCAACCAACGGACCAATCATAAAGACTCGCTTTATGCCTCCGACCGATAGGTTAGGGCCTAGGGTTAAGGCGACTCATAAGAGAGACTCAACAACAACCTGGAAAGTCACCATCAGCGAGTATCAAGGCTGTTCAGATCTTGAGAACCACAGGAACGCTGCTCTCGAATTAATTTACGAGAGCCCAATGAAGGACTGGCAGACCATCATCGTTGCATCTGCACACGATGCTGATGGATATTATTTTATCTGTTCTAACGCACCAATCACCCCGGCTTAGGCCGGGTTTTTTCTTATGAGTTACGGTTACAGATCCCCCAGTCTTCCTTTGACTATTAGCTGGCGAGTTTATCGAAAGTTTACCGATGTTAACTTTCCGGCCTATGTTAAACGTCAAGATTTAGGAGTTTACGAATCCAACGACAGCGAACAGGTTCGGGAAGCTATCTTAAACTTCCAAAAAAAGTTTCCTGATTCGTTTGTGACTAGCGAGGTTCTTTACAATGGTGAGGCACTTTATCGATGAACAATTTCAAGGACAGTTACCGGAACCCCTACGTCCCACCAGTAACACCAGCGCAACTTAAAACAGTTGGCAAAGAACCCGATTGCTTGTATTGGTCAGCGGATTTTCACTGCTGGCGATTATCTGGGGATTGGGTCCGTCCTTATGCCACCACTGGCAGACTCCTGAACGAGCTAAACCTAAACATTCACCCTGAAGCCTGATGATTACCTTTGCAGAGCTTGCACGGCTTAACGGTTACGATCCAACAACACCAGAAGGCTTAGAGCACGCTTGCTATTTGTGGGAGGAATTCCAAGCTTGCGGCGGGAGCTTTCCTAAGCCTTATGAGCTGGAAGAATTTCAGGATGAGCCTCCCATATAGGGGGGCCTTTTTTTTATATTCCGCACCACCTAACGCGATGGATACATTCTGAGGGTTGAGCCATCGCGTTTAAGGTGCAGCAACTTATCTCGCAAGAAATCACACTGACCGGATGAACAACGCTTGTTATCAGCGGTCCGGGAGTAAGCATAAATGGATTCTAAGAGAACTTCCATCTCTTCATAAGTTAGCCATATATCAGGGCCATGAATGGACATAAGGGATTGTGTGAATGTTTACAGGCTAGCGCCGGCATGAATGCCCTTTGTCCTGTAAGATTCGAGTACGGGGAAACGGGTCAAGCCGCCTCCGCTCCAAACAACCACCACTTAAACCAGTGCGAACCACTAAGCAACAAGTCTTGGAAGAATTCAAGACCGTATGGCAAGGCATCTTGTCAGAGCAACCGAACTACAAAGGCGACAGCATCGCCAAACGCGAAGCATTCAACAATTATGTGGACGGCTTAAACAAGGATGGCATCGTGAGTAATCACCAAGCCTACAACTGGTCAAACCCTTTCTAACATTATGAAACGCACCAACAACACCCATTTTCAGGCAGACAATCAAGCTACTATCAGTCTAACCGGCGGGTTAATCACAGTTCACGATAACTCTGATTGTTCGGTTTCAGTTTTTGTCGGCAATGAAGCGTTAAACAATGCCATTGCAAAGTATTTGCCTTATTGCGATCGCTCCAATCAAGAACGGTTCATGCAAGTTTTGACGGATCACATCCGCAAAACTGACAATGTTGAGGCTAAATCATGAAACAAGGTATTCCATGCCTACGTTGGCAGCTTGAACATACTGACACTTTCGGAGGTCAAGCAAACTATTCATGGGTTAATCGTGAAGACGTGATGATTCCATCAAAGTATTCAGGCCCCTGGATTGTTCGTAAAGCCAAGGAAGCTATGGGTTTAACCCATCTTGAGCATACAACTTTCGATCTTGGTGAAACAATTCGCGTTGATTTTCGCCAAGACAATCAAGTGTTGTTCATCACGCTTCTGTCGTGAAACGCTCCAATGAAATCAAAGGCCAACACATTGAGGAGGCCAAGCGTCTTCTCAGCCTTGGCTATGGGCCATCAGCAGTCGCTTTAAGGCTTCAAAGGTTGTTTGGCATCAGTCGCGCAACTAGCTTCCGTGACGTTGCCCTGGCAAGCACTCAGATGCAAAGCGAAGACATCGCCCATGATGTTGACGCTCCAATACCAATGATTGAACAGCGTGACGCAATGCTGCGTGACCTTGAACAAGCTTGGATGGAAGCATCTGCACAACACAATGTGCAGGAGCTTATGCAGCTTTCTAGAGCCTTTGAACGCCTACACCGCATGGGCGGCAACCAGTCTCAAAAGTACTGAGACTAAAATCTCACATCAACGCTCCAAGCCACTATCAAACGGATTGAATCATGACTAAAAAACGTCGCCGCGATTTTGATGATGATCTGATGCCTGATGACTTTATTGATCCTTGGCCGCCATTATCTGAAGATGAAATCGAACAACGTGAAAAACAGGCTAATTGGGAAGA